ACAAACTATAACAAAAAATAAAATATGTCTAATCAACTAATGTGTTTCTGAGATGAGATAATCATTAAAGCCTAACAAAGGCATCCTCATCAAAAACAACTGAGTAATCCAATTTAAGGATTTTCTCAACAGCGGAACTGGTAATAATATGACCGATTTCGACTGACCTTATGGCATGCACCAATTCTTCTTGCTCGCCAGCAACAAATGAATACATTCTAGCAAAGCTATCAGCATCCACTGTCCATTCTGACAAGTCCTCGTGTTTATACTTCACGTGTTTGAGGCTCAAGGAAATGTATTCCTCTGTTGCCACTCCACCACTAAAGGTGGGTAATACATTAAACCTCTCACGAAGCGCATCCAATATAGGGTTGTGTGGTTGGTGTTTTAGACCGGATACGACCACACTCATATACCGATTGGCAACCTCCTTGGGATTCATGTCAGTAAATTCACGAGTACTGACACCAATACTAGCTGCACAAAACTTACTATCAGTGGTACCAAAACCACGCATATATGTTCCGACTGCCAGGAGGTGTTTCCATGCTGTGCCATAAATGGGATGATGGCATAACACAGGATGGTTTTTGAGGAACATACCCTGTTCCTTACACTCATTGTGGACTATAGTTAATCGGTGTCCAAAAGTGAAAGCAGATAAACCAACAATCTGCTCAATAGAGTGACTCTTGTAAAATAATGACAAGAGCCTCGTTAGGGTAACAGCAATACAACCAGAAATATTACCATTATTAAAAGATGTCCATGAATGGCCACTAGCCATTATGGGTGTACAAGGAGTAACAACGATTCTCTCTTGTTTGTTGCTGGGATTAAGGATTTGTAGTGGCAACATAGTTAATGACAAAATTTCTTTGATCAATGCATCCCAATCCTGAGCAATGTATGCTCCCAACAACCACGTGCCAACTCTCTGGTTTGAATCGCACGATGCCATATCAGTTTCTACTTGAATCCAGTGGCCGTCCCAAATGGCAGTCATGATTGAATCATCACCACAAGCACAGATATAAACTGTCCTTGTACCACATAGCCTATCCATATCTTCAAAGCATTCTGAAATCTCTGTCTCCGAAGGGTATGTCACTAATTTATAAACACAGGTCCAACCATCATGTTCAAATTCGTAATACCCCCCACCACACTTAGTGATAGCAGCAAGATGAGGTGATATCATACACCCAGCATCATAAGCACCAGTAATCCGGGCTCGCTTCATGTACTTAACATCTTCATCCTTCAATGAAATGTTAACGAAACGGGTTGGCATCTCAGTAAGGACTGGAAAGTCATTAACATACTTGATGCGCATCCAACGTTTTACATGCTCTATCTGACTAATGTAGGCCCTAGAGTGCTGACTGCCGAGCAGCCAATGGCCTCCATCTAGGAATCCCTTTACTGTGTAAGCCACACCGGTTAGCAACCCTGTCTTGACTACATCAAGTTTTCGCCGCACCTTCTTGTTGGTGAAAATACCAACTTGATTGATACGGTCTCTCATTTCTGAGGAAAACTCGTTGACTGCCAGAACTGCGACTTGTTGTGATTGATGATATTCATCCAAATCAAAACCAATATCTAATACATATTGTTTGAAGTCATGTTCAAAGGCGCCCCTTAACTCCTCAATTGGGTATTTAGGATAATTTTCCTCTAATACACCATTTACGCTGAGAAGATAGCTGTGCTCACTGTAATTTCCCTTTGTCCCGCTTAATCTGGTTGCTGGAGAACCCCAATAATCAACATACTCTTCAACATCATATCCAAGTGTTGATAATAGTTTATGTTGAGTAGGGAACATAAGAGCTAATTGCTCTTGTTGGTATCTGAGGAAAGGAGCATGTATATCCTCAGCTAATAACCTACCAAGACCACCAATTAAGTTAGCACCATTGTTATCTGGTGTCGAGACCTGTTGTCTCCCAAGGATACGGAAGAAATTCTTCCTATGCCATTTGGACTCACTGTTAGCTAAAGTTGTGAGACCTAGGGTGCGTGTTGATGTATCAAACAATGCGCCACCCTGAACCTTGACTTCAATGTCTGGTCGTAATGCATATGGTAAGTCTGGCAAAGTGACTCCTGCTGTTCCATATGCGTTGCCCATAGTGTAATCTATACCTAATGACACGTATGTTGCAACTGTAGCGATGACGTCAGCACTTGGATTGCTAAATTGGCGTGACCGCATGTGCTCTTTGATTTCTTCACGTGAAGATTCATAGAACACAACTGTACTCATAAGGCACTTTATCAAATCTGAATCATTGCCACCAGCAGCACTAACAAGTGCCATGCTAGCAGTTCTGTCTTTTTCGACAAGTCGCGAGTAATTGGGTAACTTCTTAGAAAGAAGCTTAACAAAGTGTTCACTAACACAAAAACTTCGAGGATGGTGCCAATCACCATGTGTTATACGCATTGAAAAGTTTGCACATGACACAATAGAAATTCCGGACACACGATCATCGCTATAAGTTGTTGTAGTGTATGCCCCTGACTTTTGTTCCGTTACGTTGGCTATCAGGAAACCAGGTATTACTACCGTATCTGCTGTAGTCCATCTGCGATAAATCTCTAAGAGATGATCATAAATGTAAGGAATGTCTTCAGTGACACAATAAATAACCTTGACAGTTTTAGTAACCTTAACTTCAACTGCACGGTTAACATTTGGACACTCTGAGCCCACATCAGTTTGTGCTTTTTCTATAATCCGTCGTTCAGCACCAGTAATAACAACTGGCTTTCCAAACACCTTCTTATTATATGCTTCCTTCATCACACGCTTTTTATCGTCATATTTGAGTTTAGCAGCACTAACTGGTTTCATATCATCACTCTCTGTCCACTCACCATGTGAACCGTTGAGTGTTGAACAACATTGAAAAAGGTTGACACACTTACAATTAACATTGAATGGATATTTGTGGTGATTAACCGACTTTGGAGTGTAGTTGCGGAGTTGCAATAACACTTGCATGAAGCGTTGTTCCCTTGTGGGGTAACCTTCATGTGGCCTATCTTCTGCTGGGCTACAGGTTCTAAAATCACAAATTTTAGGCGGGATGGGCTTTCACCTCCTCCGGCTTACGCCTATTAAAAGCTGGTTTGATTAACAAGCCAGCAAACAATTGCTCGACAGATACGTTTTTAGTACGCTCTGGGCTAAGTTTCGGGTAGTTATTTCCGAGATCGAGAATATTATGGCTTCTCCATATGTTGGTACTAGTAGCCCTAGTAATACCCTTAATATGTGTACGCCGCATCCGATTTAATTCGCCAGTGGGATGCTGTGTTTCTGCTGTACTGCACGTCGTGCTGTATTAAACTATGATAAAAGAAACTTAAAATTCATAGAGTTTATATATACCACACATCTCGATTTATGTGGTTATTTAATTAATGTCTGTTTGTTTCAGACGGAAAATTGACCTTTAATTCATAATGAGAACAACCAAAGCACACACAACCCACTTGACACTAATACAATCCATGCACACACTTCGCGCTCAAACTCATGGATATAGTGTATATAGAGTGGATCATCTTATAAACGTACTTTGGTGTCACGCATTCGACAAACATCGGAGTATTGTGAACGCAAGACATTTGCCGTTGTTAGGTGTGGTCGCGAATTCCTTTCAATCTGTAGCCTGCTCAAAGCAGCCATCATGGCATCAACACCCATGGGGTCAGAGTCAGCTGGCAAACGTTGGCCCTCAGTAAGGTCTCCAACTGCTTCAACATGCATAGCATATTCGAAGTGAATAGTTTGACCAGGTACTCCAGTAACAAGAATACATGTTGAAGCAGACCCTGCGGTGTTGAGAGTAGCAAGACCAGATGGAACTGTGTATACTGCTGAACCGTTTGCAATCTGGTTTGATGCCCAGGGGTAAGCAAATGATGACATCGCTGCTTGGACTCCAACAGTTGAAACAGCAAACGAGAAATACTCGAGTTCTGGTGTGCACAATGGTGTCAAAGGGTATTCAACAGGTTCCCGACTAACAGGGACAATGTATGTCTCTTGTAGTGCACCAAGGGTGCTCGTACTTGAGGCGACACCACCAGCACCATAAGTAGCATTTTGGTGACTAGGGTTAGTATACATTGACATTAGTCCTGATTTATTGAGCTCAGTTCCGGTGTAATACAATTTAACACCACCACCTACAAGCCGAGCTTGTAATGGCATATCACGTTGTGTGCCATTGTATGCCAGCACTGAATTAGCACTGAATCGATTATTTGACACATAAAGTGGTGTGATACCACCTGCTAAGGTATTTAGTGCAGTCACCCAAGTTGCATCAGTGCCTGCAAAAAGCACATTCGACACCCATAATGAATGCACATCATTGTATGGTGATGGTGCAATGACAAGCAGTCCAACACCTCCTGTGCCTATGGTGATGTCTCCACGCACATAGCCCATATACCTATTTGACGACAAATTCGAGACAAAAGGTATACATGCACCTTGTGCATTTTGAGAGAAAGGGTCGGAAAAACAATCAAACCACTTCTTTAAACATGGTG